TGCACAACTTTGTTGGCACAGTCTCCTACATCCAGGAAGCAGGGTACAAACTTAGAGCTGTTGCTAACCCCACAAGGGTTGTTCAACATGCTCTTGCGCCTTTGAAGGACGCGCTCGGGGAAATATTGAAATTATTCCCAGAGGATTGTACCTTTGACCAAGATTCTGGAGTTAACTGGTGTCAAAACCAGCTTCAGAAAGGGAAGAAGCTCTTCTCTATTGACCTTTCAGATGCGACGAATCTGTTCCCTTTTGAGGTTCAGACTCTAGTACTGAAGGGCATTACTCGATACCTGAGTGGTGTCGAGCAGGAGGCTTTCCTGCGACTATGTTCCGTGTTCCGAATCGCTTCAAAAGCGGATTGGAGACTCCCTGATGGCACACCTCTGCAATTTAGCAAAGGGCAACCGCTAGGGCTCGGACCATCGTTCTTTCTGTTCGCCTTGTCACATCACGTGATCCTGGAGTTCCTGAAAGGAACAGGTGAATACGTGATTCTTGGAGATGACATAGTCATATCCGACCCGAAGTTAGCGGTCAAGTACCGAGAACTTATGGATCTGATTGGCTGCAGAATCTCTGAAGAAAAGTCGATCGAGTCTCAGCAACTTGCTGAGTTTGCGTCTAGACTAATCCGTCCCAAAGACGTTTTACGTCAATGGAAATGGAGAGAGATCACTAGGTCCAATGTTATCGACATTTGTCGAAACATGGGTCCGAAATTTAGGACACAGGTCAAAAGACCTATGCTTAAGGTGATTGACGCCCTTGCCCCTATACCTAAAGAATTAGGTGGGCTAGGTTGGAACGCAAAAGGCGCTCCATTGTCATCTAGGATCGACACTTCAGTGGCACAACACATTATCTACTCCTTGAAAGAGGAATGGATAGTGTTACGACGGTGGAGGAGTTGCGCAGTATCAGATTTTCTGACTGCGTACATGCCTATCCGGGATGCGAATCCCGGTGTGGGCTACCTCCATCCTCATCTTGATAAGGATCCTCTAATTGCTCTTAAGATTGTCGCAGCTTTGCTGGATGATGATCCGTGGGCAAAAGAGTTCCTACAATATCAGATTGAGGAGCTTGCAAGGTTGGACCGACCAGGTCCTAACCTTGGGGAGACCATATTGTGGCCGTCGGAGGTAAATGTACCTCCAGGCTACATAGTATGGGGCCCTCCTAATGAGCCGTGGCGCACAGACAAAACAGCCGGTTTATACCGGGTGATTGCCCGTATCTTACGGGGTGAGGGTCGTGCTATGCTTTCTTGACAC